GGGCTGATTTAAGCGTAAAAAAAGGACCTGGCCGATGAGCCAAGTCCTTTTTTTATAACGATGTGTTGGTGGGAGATGCAAGTTTCGAACTTGCGACCCTTGCAGTGTGAATGCGTGTGGGGGCCAAATTATCAGAGGGTTTACCAATGAGCGGCACTATTGTGGATGGCTTGAAAAGGTGCTGAATTGCACCAAATTACACCGAAATTTACACAGGCCCCTATCGCGGCCAGGCCTTTTGCAGTGTCATTGCGTCTGAGGCGTGCCGATCAGCCGTTGCTGCCATGTCTTGATAAGCTGCGCTGCACTCTCCGAATAGCTCGGTTGAGTTTGTGGCGTACTGATCGACGGCATCTCGGGTAAGCGAGGGGATTCGACGACTGATTGCGGCGAGGTCGTCGCGCAAGCCGTCATTAATAAGACGGGCAGTAGCAGCATCAGCCGAAAGTTTGGTTTCGCGTTTCTTGGCTTCATCTTGTGCTTTCGTTACTTTGGCTTGCAGAGCTTTTTCCACGGCTCGTGCCGCTTCGCTGGCTTGCAACGTCGCATTTGCTTGCGACAACTTGTCGGCGTCCCATTTTGATTTTGCTCGGTCGTAGCCAATAGCCTGGCGTGACGTGTCGAGCGTGTGCACGCCCAGCAGCAGCGCGGCCACCAGCGCGCCGTACAGCAGCCAGCGGCCCGGGTTTAGCCACATCAGCGCGCTCACGCCAGCGCCTGTATGCCCAGCTGCGCGCCGGCGTCGGTAATGGTGATGACCCGGTTGGCCATCTTTTCAGGCGTGCGGGTGGATACATGCACCCACTGTTTGCCGCGTATGCCTTCGAGGATCAGCTGGCCGATACCGAGGGTGCTGACCAGCGGCGCCAGCGTCTTGGCGACCTGGTAGGCCGTGCCGTAGCGCGGGGCCACGATGTCAGCCGCGTGGCCTTGCGTATGGTCTGAGCTTGTCACGCCGCCCACGGCATGATTCAGCGGGCGGGAGCGGTAGCCGCTGGTGACGGTGACCGGTACACCAAGCGTGCTGCGGATGCGCTCCAGCATCTCGGCCAGCAGGATCAAGCGCGGCATGATCTCGGGGGGCGGGGTGTTGTCGAGCCCAAGTTGGCGGGCTTTGTTGCTGGCCACCAGCTCGGCCAGCGTGAAGTGGGGGGATAAGTTCACGATCCCACCTTGTCTTGCTTAACTAGCCGCCCAAGTACCCCAAGACTTAGCAAAGACAGCGTCACCCATTGCACAACATTGTCCGGGATGCTGGCTTTTAGGTCCTCAGGAATAAAAAGCCAAGCACCTTGAATTGCGCCAGCCAGGGTCATGGCCTGCACGCTCAGCATGCGCCAGCACTCACGCCAGTTCGAGACCGCTTGCATTACTTACCCCCTTTGATTTGCACGGATCGGAGCAATTCGTTCATGCGCGCTTGCTCAGCCTCAATCGCACCTAGACGAAAGTTCTGCATGGCGTTTTCAGATGCCACGTTGACCAAGGCTGCGTTCCCGGCCTTGACGGTGACTTGCAGCTCTGTCACTGCGATAGTCAACCCTTGGACGTTGAAGTAAAGGCCCGCAATCATGAGAGAGCCCACAGCGGCAGTGCAAAGCAACCCCCAAAGCGGAATCTTAAAATCGACCGAGATTCTTGCGCCGCTGTCTTCTGGAATGGTCATCTTGACTTTCTTTTTTAATCGGTGGTGTGCTGGCGTTTAAATATGCCCGGCGTCAAATGGATTGAGCAGGGGTTTGAACCAGCTTGCTAGATTCAACCGCCACCCGCTGCCAGTGTTGATGTGCCGCTTCAAACGCGAGGTCACGGTCAGCTCTTGCGGTATTTCAAGAAACAGCAGCGTCATCACAGACACATTGACAAGCGCATCCAGCAGGTAGCCAATTACCAAGATCGGATACCCCAGCGTGAGCGCTGTCTTGTTCAGTAAGCCTTCGTCACGCGCCTGCTTTAAATTCATCACGGCCAAGAAAAACAGCCACAACGCATAAGTAATCCCAAAGCCAAACAAGGCCAAGTACAGCAGCTCAAACATGGCTGCCTTGCGCCGTCTCACCAGCAAAATCAGCCTTGATAAAGCCAAAAGCGGTAATCGCCGTCAGGTCTTCAACGTCTTCCCAAACAGGCGCAATAACCACGCCGTCGTAACCCGGCTGGCCGTAGCCTTCGGGCCGCACGGCGGTGTCTTGCTGCTGCGTCATCGAGCCGCGCAGGCGCTGCATGAATGCGGCGTGTGCTGGCGTGCCTGCAATGGCGTCCAGATCGGCGCGGGTGTTAATGACAGTGGATTGCATGTTGTTTCTCCAAGTGGTTAAAGAGGTTGCACGTGTCGGCGTGGGCTGCGTGGCCCTTCCAAGACGCTAAAAATCGGGTCAAGCCGTCTTCGTCGCCAAGCCGCTTGAGGCGGGCGATCTTGCGTTTGGCGGTGGTCACGGATTGCTTGCGCAGCAGCTTGTGGCGCGGCCAAATGCGGTAGCCCAAGAAGTTGATGCCCCGCTGAATGGGCGCTACATGCCAATGGCTGATGCGCATACCCAGCCGGTCTAGGCTGAACTGCTGAATGTCCTCAAACCAGTCGCGCAGCTCGTAGGGGTTGCTGGACAAAATCACGATGTCGTCCATGTAGCGTGTCCACTCTTTTGCGCCCAGTTTGAAGTGAATGAATCGGTCGGTTTCGCCGCCGTAGACGTTGGCAAAGAGCTGGCTTGTCAGGCTACCGATGGGCAGGCCAAAGCCGGTGCGCGGCACCATGGCGGCAATCAGCTCATTGGTGGCGCGGCATGATATTTTGCGGTCGATGAGTTCATGCAACACAGCGAGGTTGACGCTGGGGAAAAACTTGCTGTAATCCGTTTTGAGAAAATGCGTAGCCCCCGTGCGCCGAAGACCCGACTGCACATGCCGCACCCCCGCATGCGTGCCCATGCCGGGGCGGCAGGCGTAAGTGCCTGGTAGCAAGGTTCTTTCAAAAATGGGGCCGATGACATTGACAAGCGCGTGTTGAGCCAGCCGGTCTTTGAAGTCGAGTGCTGAGATAAGACGCGCTTTTGGCTCATAAACGGTGAACTGGCGGTACTCGCCCTGCACCCATGCGCCGCTCAAGATTTCGTCACGCAACAGGCGTAGATTGGACTCGGCATACTCTTTGAATTCGAGGTAGCCCCACGTCATGCGCTTGGCGCGCGCGGTGTTGGCATACGCTAAGCGCAGGTTGTCGATGTCGGCCACTTGCTCGATCAATTGCTTGTACTTTTTACCCATGGCACACCCCCACAAAGCCGGACACGACTTTCACCCGCTTGCGCTGGCTACTCGTCGTTTTTCCGAACCCCCAAAGGTGTTTGCCGAAGCAGGACCACACGGCTGACCACATATAAGTTGGCCGGCCTGCCAAGCCGTGGCATTGGCAGAGCGCTTTAAATACCGATTCAATGTCCTCACAGACGCCGCGAGCAGAGATGTTGCTGTTCGAGTTCGTGGGCGAGTTGTTCCAGTTCGAGCAGCGGGAACCGGAGTTCGCGCCATTGTCCCAGTTGCCCCCGAATAGCACGGCGTTGTTACCCATGTGGCCCCCTGCGTTTGTGCTGTTGCACCCAAGCGCCAAGCATGCGCCCCACCTCGGCGATCAGCGTCTGCGCTGTCTCGACTTGGTGAGAGGTGATGCCCTTGACCTGGCTGCCCAGCAAAAACCGCAGCCAAAATCGCAGATGGGCCAAGCCCGCGTCTGCGACGTAAAGGCGGGATACTTGATTGGACTTGCCCGCCTCTACAAACAGTTGAACCTGACCCAGCAGGCATTGCAAAAACATATCACGCACAACGCCATGCTTGCGCGGCAGGCTTTGGGCAATCGGGTAGAGGTAAGAGATCACGGTCTCGTACTTCTCCACAATGGCCATTTGCGCGTAGCTTTGGGCAGCGTCTTTGTCTGGGGTCATGGTTCGCTTTAAAAAAAGAATCCGCAGGCTTTCGCCCGCTCAGTCAAGAATCAGGTGGTCACAGACGCCGCGAGCAGAGATGTGGCTGTACGAGAGCGTGGGCGAGTTGGTCCAGGCCGAGCAGCGGGAACCGGAGTCCGCGCCATTGACCCAGTAGCCCCCGAATAGCACGGCGTTTTCCATCTGATACGTCGAGCCGCGCCCACCGGTGTTGGCCGTCCAAGCTGCACCCGCTGCGCCGCCACCAAAGTTAGACCCCCATACCCACAAGTTGCCGCTGGCCAGCATGACGCCGTAGCGGCTGGTGTAGGCCGCACGCAAGATGGTCGAGCCGGGGTCAGTGCCACCAGAAGATGCCTCAGTCGTGCCGTAAGCCAGCGCCGCAAACTCGCCGTAGTCGGGCAGGCGCTTGCCGTAGCTCATCAACACCTCAGCCGCCTCCCAGCGATTGAGCGAGCCATAGGCGCTGCTGCCGTTGCCGCCAAACTTGACGGGTATCTTGGGCGGGGATGACCCGTCAGCAATCGTCACGTTGTATTTGCTGGTGCCATTGGTCAGGTGGTCAACACCCAACAGGTAAATGTCCGACCAAAAGCCATCAGCCACCAGTGTCATACCGCGCGGGTCAGTGCAGGCCGGGCGAAACTTCAAGTCCCACAAGCTGTATTCGTTGATGGCCGGGGTGGTGTTGCCACCCGCTTGCGCAGCCGCATTGCCGCCTGGCGCGTAGTGAAAACCGCCGATCTTGCGGCTGTTGGCTGTGGTGTAGCCCGACGGTGCGCTGAAGTTGGCATCGGCGCGGATGGTGCCGTCAGTTGCCGCGTAGATTGCATAGTCGGTGCCCGTGGTGAGCGTTGGCATCACTACTGCTGTGGCGGTGGCGAAGGTGAGTTGGGTGCCAAGTACATCTACGCGAGTGCCGGCTTTAATCGAGACTGTGCCAGCGCCTGTTTTGGTAAAGGCTACTGAGCTGGCGTCGGCTTTAAAAAACAGCCCTGCGCCGCCGCTATTTGCAGCGATTGCATCTTTAATCAGGGCGGGCGACATACTGCGCAAAGCCGCCTCAGCACCTGCCTGCATTTCAGGCGTCGTTGCTACAGGGCCGGACGCTGAGGGCAAGCCGGTGGCTAAATTCAAAATATTTACCCAAGCGCTGTTGGCCGCATTGCGTTGCTTTAATATGCCTGCCGTGGTGTCTGGCCACCACATGTACGGGAAGGCGGTAGCGGGTGCTGTGCTGCCGCTGTTGTTGGTAACGGCTGCACCCAGCGCTAGGTTTAGGTCGGCGCGAAAAGGCGCACCTGCCGCGTTTGCAATGTCGTAATCGTGTTGAGCCATGGCGATGCTTTCCTTTTTTATTTAAACGGGTACCAGCGCGTCAACGCGCAGCTGGCTGATGCTGATGTTGTTTTGACTACTGCCGCTGACAAGGTCAAGCCGAAAGCGCAGTGCCCGGCAGCTAAAGTCACCGACAAAAAACGGTGTGTACGGCCCCCACACTGGCGTGCCCGCTGGGTCGTCATCCGTGGTGCTGGCCAGCAGGGTGGCGTCGCAATCATTGACGACGTCGCCGTCCATCGGGCCCCAGTAGTCGCATAGCGACAGGCGCGAGTCAATCAGATCAACGGCCACGAAGCTGCTGGCGCGCAGGGTGCTTAAGATGCGCCGGGTGGCAACGCTGCCAAGGTCCATCACGGCGTTAAAGGCGTAGCTGCCGGTGGCCAAAATGCCGCCGAGACCGTCAATGTCGCCCAGGCTGTCGATGGCGTCGGCTGAATCAATCGGCGTGGTGCCGTCTAGTTGTATGCCGCCAGACACCAGCGTGACGTTGGTTTTGACGCCGGTAAAGTCGGGGTGCTGAATGCTGGTGGCCACTGTGCTAAAGCCAGTGATCAAGCCCTGCGTAGCCACAAAGCTAGCAATGCCAGCGCTGTAGTTGCCGGTGCTGTCGACCGCCTTGGCCATGTAAGTGCCCTCAAGCAGCGGCACCAGGGCGTTGTTGGCATCGCCGTTGAAGTCGTCCAGCACCACGCCGTCAGTCCAGACAGCGGCGGTTTTTAGCTGTGTGTGTCGGATCTGAATGCGCCCGCCAATGCGGACATCAAGGTCAGGATGCAGCGTCCAGCTGGCCAAAGCAAAACCGGCTGACTTGTGGACGCTGAAATTGATGATATTTGCCGGGGGTGCAGTCAGGCCCGCCAACTCTTGCGTGGTGGTGGCGGTGTACGCGCCACGCACGCCGATGCTGTTTTCAGCGCGCAGGCGAAATTCATAAATGCCGGGCGCAAGGTCGTCAATGTCAATGCTGGTGCCTGCAGTGCGTGGCAGCAGCTCCCAGGCGGCATCCGTGGCCAGTTTGTATTCGGGCAAATAGGCCAGCACAAACACATCAGGAGCGGCGGCCCAGCTGACCACGGCGCGGGCCTTGACGCCTGCGCTGCCGGTGGTCCTGTACAGCGCCTCAACGACGGCCGGAACGCCTGGCATGCCGACGTCAAAGGGGTTGGGCAGGTTGGTGTCGGGTGCCGGGTCAACCACCGTTTGGTTGCCGCTGTTCCAGGCGTAGCTGGCAGCGGTTTCTTCTTGCAGCACTACGTCGATGCCGCCTTCGGCTGAAAACTTCCACTCCAGCAATTTAAATTCTTTGGCTGCCCAACCCAACTGCGGGAAAGTCAGCATGACGGTGTCAAGCGTGGCCAGGCGCATGGCGCTTAGCTTCAGGGTGGTCTCGACCGTGATGCCCTGGCGGCTGCGCTCAAGCGTCAGCTTGGCAATGCGCTGGGCGGTGGCGCTGCTGGTGGTGTAGGGCAGCGCCATGTCGCGCCAGATCACGCCCGAGTCTTGCGCGGCATAGGTGCTGTTGGACTGGCCGGGGTAGTCGGTCGGTTTCCAAAACTGCGCCGGGTCGACAAAGGTGCCGCGCACGGCATTGAACAAGTCGCGCCGGGTAATGCGTGGCCGCACCCGCACCGGGCCTGCCAGGTCGCTGGCAGTTAACGTGACTGCTGGGGCGCTGTAGGCGCCGGCGTGCAGGCGGTAAGTGCCTGCGCTCCACACCACATGCCCGTGCATGGCGCTGAGCATGCCCTCCATGATGCCACGTGGCGCGTCGCCCAGGTCCAACACGCCGTTGCAGGTGTAGCGCGGCTCAGTGCCCTCAAGGGTGTTGACCAGCTCGTCGCAGACATTGGCTGCGGCAATCAGCAGCGGCGTGTCGACTTCGCTAGCGTCGGCCTGCAGGCCTGCAGCGGCGGTGATGTAGTCGCGCACGGCCAGCGCCGGGTTTTGGCTCCATGCAGTCAGCCCGGTGCGGGGGTCAAACAACTTTTTGCCACGGACGATGGCTTTGACGTTGGGGATGCCGGTGGGGAATACGTCTTGGCTCCACTGCATGCGCAGCACTAAGTAAGCCACGCCTGACAGGCGGTGTGCGGCTGTCCAGCCGACGTTGGCCGCCACCAGGTCAGCATCTGCCGCGTCGCCCGGGTTGCCTCGGTGCACGCTGACGCGCACCGCGCCGGCATACGGGCCGCTGGCCACGTCGCCCAGGTTGGGCAGGGCCAGGTCGTTGAGGTAAACGGTTTCAACTGCGTCAATTTCATGGCCCGCTAGCGGGATAACTAAAAACAGCGTGCCGTTGCTCTCGCCGCTGATGCTGGCAAACACCAGCGGGCCGCTGACCATGGCGCGGCCATAGACGATGGTGCGGTTGGCGGCGGCGCTGCGCACCACTTGGTCTCGCCCCTCGGCCCTGGCTGTGAAGCCGGCTGAGCTGTTGCTATTGGAGCCGCGCCCGCCAATGGCACCACCCAGCACGCCACCAACAACACTTGCTACGCCTGCCGTGATGACCGCTGCTGTAAAGGCCGACACAGCAAACGCACTTACAGCATACGCAGCTGCGGCTGATCCTGCGTAGCTGGCGGCTGCGGCAATGACAACAACAGCCATTTAGCCGATCCTCCACGCGTGAGTAAAGCCTGCGTGTTCCAGCGGCACATGCGCTAGGCCTTGCGGCTGCAGCGCCGCGCCACTAGCGCCTAAGCACACGCCTAGGTGCTCTCCATCGGCGTCGGTGTAAATCAAAACGTCGCCGCGCCGGGCCAGCAGCGGCAATACGCTGGAGGCGCCAAGCGTGACGTCAACTGCATCGGCCAGCGTGGGTGCCATGGCGGCAATGGTGCGCAGCTTTTGCAATGTCGTGGTGTAGCCTGCAAAACGTGGCCACAAGTCCACACCCGTAACCGCAGCCACGCAGGAGCAGCTAAAAGTTAAACAGTCATGCTGGCCCAGCCGGTAGGGTTGGTGCTGGGCGCTGGCCACCACGGCGGCCAGGCGTTCGGGCCAGTCGTGCAGCCTTGTCATGAGCGGTGCGGGCGTTTGCGTGATGGGCGTTTGCATCAATAACCCCAGCGCAAGTTTTTTTCAGCCATCTGCGGCACAAAGTCAAAGCCTTTGTCGGTGGGGTCGGTTTGTGCCTGGTCGGCGCTGTTGTAGCGGCGCACCCGAGGCCGGTCCCAGTCCGCCAGGCGGCTTTCGGCGCTGACGGTGATGGTGCCGGTTGCGCCCAGCTCGATGTCCATCGTGTCCATGCGGCCGCTAAACAGCAGCACCGGGTCGGGCACCACGGCGTGGCCGTCTGTCAGCGGTGCAAACCATACCTTGACGCTGCGGCCCTGGTACTGCTGGCCCAAGGCAATGCTGATGTTGGCCGCGTCCACACCGGTCAAGGTAAAGCGCAAGCTGCGCGCCTCCAAGGTCATGCCCTCGCCAACCGGCTCAATGCCGCCAACGCGGCCAATGCCGATCCAGTCAAAGCCGTTCCAGGGCAGCGTCACGGCGCTGTTGTTGCAGCGTAAAAAGCCGCTGGCAAAGTCCATCTCGACAAACGCCACGCCCAGCACGCGGCCATCAGCAACGGCGTTTTGGGCGGCAGTGGTGAGGGTGCGCGGCATTAAAAGGCCTCCGTAGCGGCGAGGCTGAAGCTGTCAAGGCTGGGCGCGCGAGTCGTCCAGCGGCTGGCGTCTTCGTCGAGCATAAAAGTGGCCAGGGGCCGCGTGGTGCTAATGACGGCGTTGTCGCCCGGGCTGGCCCGCATCGGTGGCTCAAAGCTCAGCGTGGCCTCGCCTGCGCCGTTGCTGGCCGCGTCTGCCGCCAACAACTTGAGCTCGCCATTGACGCCGATGTAGTCACCGGCCAGCAAAATGCCTGCCGTGCTGGGTGTCCAGCCGTCAGTGACTATGGTGGTGCCGGCTTGCGCTGCGCCGTTGACCCGTGGCGTGCCTGTGGCCACGCCGCGCACAGCCTTGACGCCAAGCGGCCAGACGGTAAAGCGGTTGCTGCGGCCACGCAGTTGGGCCAAAAACGTGCGCATGGCGGCGGCGTCAGCCTCGCTCAGGCTGTCAAAGCTGCAACTAAAACGCCAGCGTGCGCCGGGCATTTCCAGCGTTTGCACAGACTGATTCAAAGGGCTGGCAAAGGTTTGGGTATTGCTGATCAGCGCCCACTCTAGCGAGCTGGGCGCGGCGCGGCTCAACGTCGGCCAAGCAAAGGTGGTCATGCAAAGACCCCGCCGGCGCGGCTGCTGCGCAATATTTCGGCCTTGGCCAGGTCAGCGGCGGTGCGCATGGCGGCCATGATGCTGGCCTGGTCGCTGCGGCTGTCAATGTTGATGTTTTGGATGATGGTGACGCCGCTGCCCGCCGACTGACCGCGTGCCAGGTCAATGACCCTTTCTTGCGGGTGCAAGATAGCCGGGAAACCGCCCTGACCGTCAACCCCGCCGATGCGCGGGCCATTGCCCGTGCTACCGCCACCGGCAAAACTGAAGTCTTTAAACAAGTTGCTGAAAAAGTTGCCAACGCCAGACTTGCTCGCGTCGCCGATGGCGTTGGCAAAAGGTTCGGTGACTTGCTTGCGCACAATGATGCGGGCAATGTCTTTGCCAATACCGTCTAGCACGTCGCGCAAGCCTTTGCCGTTGACAATTGCGTCTTCAAACGCACTGCTGAAGGTCAGGCCAAGTTCTTCTGCAAAGTCTTTGGCTTTTTCGGTTTTTTCGGCCACCAAGTCAAGGCGGGAGGTGACGGCTTGTAGGTACTGCTCTTGGTTGATACCGGCCGCGCCTGCAGTGTCAATAAAGCGCTGATACTCGTCAGTCAACAGTGCAACGTCGGCGCGTTGCTTTTCAAGGATCGCGCTGGGTGTGGCGTCTAGCAGCGTCTTGAGGCGGGCCTGGTAGGCCTCATTGGCTTTGTTGACAGCATCGCCTTCTTGCATCGCCAGGTCGCGGCCCATTTTGACGCGCTCTTCACTGGCCGACGCGGTTTGTTTGATCAGGTCCAGCTCAGTGGCCAGCGCTTGCAGCTTGGCCTGCTGCACCGGGCTGACGGTGAGCCGGCCCTGTTGAATATCAGCCAGCAGCTGCTCAGTGGCGCTCAAATCTTGGGTTTTTTCAATCTGCTTTTGCAGGTTGTCCATGAAGCGCTTGAAGTCGGCGTCGGGGTCTTTGCCGGCTGCGGCTGCGGCTGGAATGCCGGGCGCGCTTGGTTTCATCGCGGCTACTTGTGCGGCAACGCTGCCTGGGTCACCCAGCAGGCGTGAGTCTTTAAATTTGCGCGCCGACATTGTGCCGATGCCCAAAATGCGAGCCTGAAATTTTTCCAGCTCAATGCGGGCTAATTTAGAATCCTCTTGCACAGCTGAGCTGATGGCGTTGAATTTTTTGAAATCAAGCCTGGCGAGCGCTGCGTAACCTTCCGCAACACCGACGATTGCTTTGCCAACCTCCTGAAAAACAAAAATAAATTCTGAAACCACTACAGTGACGGTCTGAAAGACAAGAACCAACCCATTAATGGCCGCTTTGATCAAGAACGTGGTGGCCTCTATCAGCACTTGACTTTTGGAAAGCTCAACAAACTCGTCTGAAAGGTCATTAAGCGTGGGAAGCAACTCAGACGCAGCAGTATTGGCCAGCCCCTTTATAGACGCTGTAATGCGGGTCAGGTTGTCGTTAAACTGCTCGGCCGCTTTGGCGGTTGTTGTGTCCAGAACAAGGCCGAGCTGGCGCGCCTCATCTGTCATCGCCTGCAGGCCGTCAGCGCCGCTGTTCAGAAGTGGTATAAGTTGCGCGCCAGACCGGCCAAAAATGTTGACAGCCAACGCGGTTTTTTCTGCACCATCTTTAAAGCCGGCAAATTTGTTGGCAATTTCAGTTAAAACCGCATCAGAGGCTTTCAGGGAGCCGTCAGAATTTTTGACGCTAATGCCCAGCGCGTTAAAGCCCTCAACGGCAATGCCAGTGCCGGCGGCTGCGTCTGACATGTTTTTGGTCATTTTGACCAGCGCTGAACCCAGCTCTTCGTTGCTGACGCCGGACAGATCGGCGGCAAAGGAAAGGGCCGACAGACTTTCAACCGTTGTGCCGGTTTGCTGTGCCAGCTTGGACATCTCGTCCATCGCGTCAATTGAGGCTTTGACCAAATACACACTGGCTGCGGCCGCAGCCACAAATGCAACACCAATGGCCGCGCCCATTTTTTTGGCTTCTTTTTGCAGCGATTTGAAATTTCGCTCTGCCTCGTTAAAACCTCTGTCGGTGTCGTTTTGCGCGCTGATTTTGATTTTTACGTCGTTTGCCATGTTTATTGCACCATTCCGGCCCGCTTGGCGCTGGCCATGATTTCTTCAATCGTTAAATCTTGCGGCTCGGGTGGGGTGTCGGCGCTGTCGGCCAGGTCTTGCCACAAAGCCGGCGCAAAGTCGTGTGGGGCCCACAGTCGGCCGCGCTCAGGGGCCTGCAGCGGCCCATTTGCCAACGCTGCCAGTACTGCACCCAAGCCAGCCCATTGCGCCGCTGGTATGGGCTCTTGGTTGTGCAGCGCGTAGTGCTGGCCAAACTCTTGCGCAGTCATGATTTGTCCCAAGTGCTGCACGCTGACTCCCATTTTTTGTGCCAGCCTGAGTGCAAACCGAAGCTCAGGCTGGCGGGCTAGTTTTTTGCTGTGTCGGCCTGGCTAAAACCACTGATACGCCAAGCGACGTTAAAAAGTGCAATCGCCTGATTGGCGTGTTTGGCGCCAAACACCTGCCATTGCTGCTGTGTAAACACCGGCTGGTCGTCAGCGTCAAGCACCGTCATGGCCAGCAAGACCGGCAGGACGGCGTGAACACCCGAGCGGTCAGATTCGCCATCAACAGATTTTTTAGGGGCGGCGGCAACAACGCTGGCTTGCAGGTCCAGGTACTCTGTCAGCAGCAGGCCGCGCACCACCACCTCGCCGCCCAGGGCTTCGACCTCAACCGTTTCTTTGGGCAGTACAGGGGTGGGTACGTCTTGGCGTTTGATAACAGCCATGGCGTTTAGCTCGCGTAGGCGGTGATGGGACCCGTGAGGTTAAAACTGGTGGGTGTCGTCACCGCGCCGCCGGTTGAGCCACCAGGGGCCAGTAGCGCACTGGGGTAGCAGTCAAAATAAACCTTGGCCCCGCTGGAAAACGTCAGACGGATAGACCGCGTGGCCTTGGCGCGTGAAGCCTTGGCCAGCTCAATGAGCGCCGCGTCCGAGGTGTCCCACAAGTTGCCAAAGCTGTAAGACAGCGCGCTGAAGGTGCCGGGGATTTGCTTTTCCGTGTCGTCGTGAATGGTGGTGACAGTGATGGCTGCTGCTTCGCCGCCAGAGCTGTTGACGTCTTGAATGGTGGCCGCAGCTGCGCCAAAAGTGACCAGCTGCGCGTTGCCACTGGCAAAGGTGCCGTACAAGGTGCTGTCCTCGCCTTTGAGCTCGTAAGTGCTGGTGGTGATGTTGGCCACTTCCACCACTTTGTTGTCAAGCTCGGACATGCCGGTCATGCCGGACAGCTTGACCACTTGGCCATTGGTAAAGCCGTGGGCTGCCCGGGTGACCACTGCCGGGTTGGCCTTGGTGATGGACGTGATCGGTACGGCTGCAGCAAGAACGGTTTGCACCGACACGCCGACTTTGGACCAGACATTGATAACAGGCATGATGATTTCCTTTTGCGATTATTTTGCGATTAAAGTGACACACCCGGCGCATTGCCAGCGGTGTAATAAGTGCCGGTGTAAGTCAGCGTGGCAACGCCCGCGGGCTTGTCGAGCGTGTCGACCATCTCAATGCCAATGCTTTGCAGCTGCAACGCTTTGGCGCTGCCACCTAGCGTGGCATCGTTGAGCACGGGCTCAACCTCTTCAATGATTTGGTCGAGCACGTCGTCCAGGCTAGCGGTGGCCTTTGCCACGCAGCGCACCGTGAGGGTGAGCTGGCGTTCCAAAATCTGGCTGCCCAGGGTGGCGTTGGTAATGGCCTCGTCGTCGGTGTTGATCAGCAAGCAAGGCAAGTCGGCGTCGCGCAGGGTGTACAGGCGGCTTTGGTAAACGCGGCTGCCGGTGGTGGCCAGGCCAGTCAGGGCGGCGGCGGCGGCCTCTCGGATGCTGCGGCGGGCGTGCATTACACGGCCTCCAGCTGCAGCGTGCTGACGCCGGTGCCGTCGTCTGTGTAGTCGCGCACCGTGAACGATTCAGCACCCACCACCAGCGCCAGGGCGCGAGGATCCGCCGGGACGCTGGCGGTGGGGAGCTGAAACTCGATGCCCGTGCCGCCCAGCGCGTCAAACGCATCGCGCGGGGTTTTGAGCAAAATGCCCAGCACCGGGGCCGCACCCAGCACCGCACTGACGGCAAAGTCAGTAAAAAACGGGGTGAGGTCTTCGGTGAAGGGCATGGTTTGCTCTGGCTAGGCTGGTGCTGGTGCTGGCTGTTGGGCTGTTAAGCCGTCAATGCGTCGACCATGGTCGCGAACGACTCGATGTTGCGCACGGCCACGTCGACGTCTTGCAGGGCCACTACGCGCACCGTGCCGGCGGTGCTGCCGGTGTACGGGTCGACCATGATGTCCAGGCTGCCCCACATGCCAATCATCAGGTCTGCAAAGTTGCCAAACAGGATGGCCGAGCAAACGCCGCTGCTGGTGCCCTTGGTCAGGTTGCTGGGCACGGCGTTGGTGACGCCAACGTTGTAGCCGTTGATCGGCGTGCTGCCCAGGTCCCACACCGGCGCGCCGTTGGTGGAGGCAAACTTTTGCGTGGTTTTGAGCTTGCCGCGCATTTTGACGTTGGTCAAATAGCCCAGCGTGCCAATGTCGGCATTGCCCACGGCAACGTTGGTTTCCAGGTCGATCATGTTGGGCCAAGTCGGTGCCAGGCCGTTGGTGCCGCCGATGACGGACGGTGTGATCAGCGTGAGCAGGCCAGACGGCTGGTTGCTGGCGCCGCTGCCGCTGATGGCGGCTTGCTGCACGGCCAGGCCGAGCACAGTGGCCAAGTCTTGGTTGACCATGGCCTCAACGTCGATACTGGACTGCAGCGTCAGGCGGCGGCTGATGTCGGTAAACGCGCCAACCGTCTTGGGTGACATGGTGACTTGACCAACCGTCTGTTGGGACTCGGTGGGTGCGCCGTTTTCGGCCACCCAGTAGGCGGTGGCCGCGCCGGTCTGCTTGGGGATGGCGATCTGCCCCACCAGGCCGGTCAGCATGCGGGCACCCATGCGGTCAATCACCATGGCGTTTCGGAACAGGTCGATAAAGCTGCCGCTGAGCAGATCAGTGGCCACCAGGTTGCCGCCAGCGGTGGGCGTGCCGACCAACAAGTCGCGTTTTTGCACGTCGCTTGGCATAAAAAAGCCACGTGCCGCTTTGCCCATCTTGGTGGCTACAGCGCCAGAGGCCTCAAACTCAAACGCGGCGGCGCGCTGGGCAGCGGCGTCGCTGGGGTTGGCCAGGGCGTGGATGGCGCGCACCACGCTAAAGCGGCGGGTTTCGGCCGTGCTCATGCCGATGTCGCTTGTGGGCACGGGCTTGGTGGACAGCGCACGAATGGCCTCGACCTGGAATTGCTCGACCGTGTGGCCGGCCTGGATGGACTTCATGGCCATCTCGGCACCGCCGGGCATAGTGGCGGCGATTTTGCTGATCTCGGCGGGGTGGTTGCGCTGAACTGGGGTTTCGATAACGGTAACGGTGGCTTCTGTGGTCATGGTTTTTTCCTGAAAAGTTGGGGGGGTAGGGAGCAAAGGGGCGGCGTCAGATGCCAGGCTGCGGCCTACACCGACGGATGCATCAGCGGGGACGCTGACAAGAGATACTTCAAACGGTTCCCAGTCGGTGACGCGGTAGGTTTCCACACCATCCGCTGTTTCGACCAGCACCGCTTTATGGACCATGTAGCCAACGGACACGCTTCGGCGTATGCCGCCCAGCACGTCTTGCCACACTTCCTCTGCTCGGGCGCTTTTCCCAAAACGCACCACGGCACGGGCCACACGGTCCGCACCGATTTCTACAGATTCGACAACGCCCACCACGTCTTGCGTGTTGTGGTCGCATAACAGGTTGGCACCGCCACGCAAGCGCTTGCTGCGCATGGCGCTGGCGGTGCAATCTAAAATTTCTATGCCCCAGTAGCGCTCGTAAGCCAGCTCGCTGGCAAATGCCAGGGTGGCGGTGCGGGCGGCCTCGTCAATTGCATTGCGCTCGACAGCAAAGGCGCGCTCAACACGGCCACCGGCAATGTGGCGGGCCAGATTTGGGGGGATGTGCGGTTGGGGCATGCCGCTACTGTCGCGGCGGTAGTGTCTTGTTTTCAAGGCAAAAGACAAGACACGGCGCAACTTTTTTGCGCGTGTTTTTTTTGCGCTTTACCGGCCTAAAAAAAGAATGTCTTGCTGGCGGCGCTTGCGGCTGCGGGGGCGGTGCATGGGCGTGTGCTGCACCCAGGTAAATGGCCTGGAGCTGCCGCCTGTGGCGGGGGGGTGCGGTTGCCCGCCGGTGTTTACCGCCGCCGACAAAATATCAGCACCATTGGTGGTGGCGCTGGAAAAGTCAGTCGATGCAACGCCGCCAGTATCAAAAACAACTAGGTCAAAGACTCCACCATCAAACGTGTCCGCTGCGGTGGTGTCGTCAAAGACTACATTGTCAAAGACTAGCGGGTCAAATAGTGGCGCTGCCACGGGCTACCCTGCGATCAATTCAGGCTCGTTGCCCGCGTGCATCCATGACGCGTACTCTTGATAACGATTGTCGTTATCCTCATACGGGCAGGCCAGCACAAACCCATCGGGAAAATGGATGTCTCCATTCGTGCTGTTGACCCGGTACATCAGTAATCCGTTTCCATGTAGATGCCGGCCACGTCAATGCCAACAGCCAGCGCCGTTGCGTTGTTGGTGCGCCATATCTGGTGGCCCATCAATGTGGTGCTGGTTGGCAGGCCCGTGCTGATCGTGCCCGTGGCGACGGCACCCGTATTCAGCCGCAGCACGCGATAACTGATATTGCCTGAAGATGCGGAGCTGAACATAGCCAGCTCGTAAGCGTCAGCCGACAGGGTAGCCGCCGGGAAATTGACGCCCAAGTCAATCGCCGTGGTCGTGGAAGCGCCAGCGCAATAAAAATGCAGGTTGGTGCTGGTCGATAATTGCGCCACGCCGACGCTGTTGACCAACGTGTTCGGCTCTACGTTGGTTGGTGCGGCAGTGGTTGAGGACAGCCCTACAAACATTCGCGCACCTGACACGGTAGCCGGGTCAGACACGCCAAAACGGGCGCGGTAATGAAACCCGCCCAAGCCGCCGCCTGCGCCGGTGGTAAATTTATTCTGTCCTTCACGAATGCCTGACAAGGCCGCTGGCAGCGCAATAGATACATAACCCAAGCGCGTCATGCGCGTCAGCAGACTGGTCGTTGCGACAGTCCTTGCTGCAGCCGTGCCTGTTGCCGTCATCTCGCCCATGCCGAACACGCCGGGTACGGTGGTGGCGTTTCCGGGGGGCATCCACACCGCAACTTTGTTGCCGCCCAAGTGCGGTTGCAACGCCGTGTCCAGGCCGCTTGGGCCGATTTGAGACAACATCATCCTGCCGCCAATGTCCTGAGCGAATACGCCCAAGTTACCCGCTGCGGGGACGGGCGGCGCGAAAGCAGGAAGCACAATCTCTGAATCAATGATGTGTTCATTGTTCCAGCGCGTGACCGACACCTGCTTGGTGCCGTCGTTCGTGCCGGTGGCGGTGTAATTGTGCTTGATACCCATGGTTTACACACCAAATGCGGTGACGGTCAACGATGTGAAGTTGCAAGTCTGCGATGCAGCAATCGAGGCGTTCGTGACAATCATGTCAGTGCCCGTAGTGCCTACCGTGCCTTGCAGAACGCACACCGTACCGCCCGATTGAAAGATACGGAAACTCAGCGCTGTGCCGCCTGCCGATGCGTTGGCACTGGCTACAGCCGAGGCTGTGAGTACCGCCGATGCAGCAACACCAAACTGTGATGCGTTGCCAGCGAATGTCACCAGCAAACCAGCAGGGTCAGCTGCTGCAACGTTGGCCGGGACAGCGCCGGAATAGATGCGAATGACCGCGTTAATACCAATCGTGGTATTGAGTTGCGACATTTGCGATGTACGCGCGGCGACTGAATATTGAATAGCCATGGTTTATACCTCGTAAGTTGTGACGGTTTGTACAATTTCATCGTTGGAGTCGCGCTCGACTTTTTGCACGGCGCGGGTCGGGTGGCTGCTGACGACAGTGACCAGCGGCGCTGGCATGGCCGCCTCAAAATTGACGGTGGGTGCTTCGACACTGACGTTGACAATCGGGGCGAGCTGCTCGGGGACGTTGATGGTGACTTGCATGTTTTCCTCAATGGCGCGGATTTTGTCGGCATGGGCGCTAGCAATCTTTTCAACGGCCGCGCCGAGGCTGTCAAAAATTTGCCGGCTGTCCAGGCTGATGTTTTGCGCGGGCAGGTTGATGACGGGCGCCGGTGCCTCGCGCGTGGCTTGCGCGGTGATGGCGGCCATCATGGCGTCCAGGCTGCGAGCTTGTTGCTGGCTTTGCTGCAAGGCCAGATCTTTGGCGGCGGGTTCCGGTGGGGGCGGTGCGGGCGCGGCGCCTGCACTGTTTGCGCCGGGCATGGCGTCGTAAGCGGTGAGCTGCACGCCGTACAGTTTGGCCATCTCTTGCGCGGACTTGATGGCTTTCAGCGTGTCTTCGAAGTCGTAGCCCATGGCGGCGCTCAAATCTTGCGGGGCCATCAGGCCGGCTTTGACGCTGAGTATTTTTGCTTCCATGTCGCTTTTGGGGTCCACCCATTCCCAGCGGCGCGGCTGCCATTCGTGCTTGGCAAACTTGGCGGCCTTGGCGGCTGGCAGGGCCGAGCCGTTGGGCATGGTGATGGCGCCCGACAGCAGCGCCATTTGTAGCCAAGCCTGAAACACCGGTTCCATAAAGCAGCCGATGAACCACTGCTGGTCGGCCATCCACCTGTCGCGCTCTTCCAGCGTGCCGCTGCGGATGCTGGAAAAGCTCACGCCTTCCAGGTCATTGGCCAGGCTGTGGTAGGCCACACGCCAGCCGGTGGCGATGCGTTGCAGCATGGTTTTTGCAAACGGGCTGAACACTTCGTTGGGGTATTTGCTGTCGTGCGCCTGGTAGCTGTAGCCAACGGGTAGGGTGTCGTACATGCCGGGTTGGCTCGGGCTGATGTTGATCGCGTCTGCGCCGCTGCCTTCAATGCCGCCGCTCGGCGGTTGCCCGCTGGCGTCCTCGCTTTGCTTAAAAAAGCCGTAGTGGTTAGCGCCGTGTTCTGCCGCCAACAAGGCCGACAGCATGAAGTTGCCGAGGTGGTGCAGGCTGAGCATGCCGGGGGCCATCCACGGCACGCCGCGCATTTGCTCGGCGCGCTCAATTTTAAATTTATGCAGCAGCTCGGTGGCCGCTACACGTATTCGGCGGCGGCCGGTGCGACTGCCGTCGTTGGGGTGCGACTCAAACAGGTGCAGCGCCAGTGGGCGACGGTAGGTGTCGACCTCGACGCCCATGATGACGGTGTTGCCGCCGTAGCTGCCGTTGTAGGCGGTGTCGATGCGGTCAACGTCGATAATTTGCAGGGCAAAGTTAAAGCGGTTGCGCGCGTCGGTACCGCGCACCATGCGAACCAAAAACTCACCATCTGCGGGCAGGCTGCCGGTGATGCTTTCACAGAGGTCGCGCAACTGCAACTGGCCGGTAACGTCGCACACGCTGGACCATTCGTCCCAGGCTTTTTCAATCGCGTCATTGGCCATGGCGTCTTCTTTGCCGGGCGCGTCTTCGACCTTTGCCTGCAGACGGATGCCGGCCGGGCCAATTAAATTGTTTTCGACCATGCCCCTGAACTTTTTGGCGTAGTCGTTGTTGCTGGCCAGCTGGCGGCCGCGTTTGCGCAGGTTGTTGAGGTCGGCGCGCAGCTCTTCATTGATGCTGCTTTCGGTAGCAAACCAGTCGGCGCTGAGCCGGTCAATACGGGCGCCGTCAAAGCGGCGCAGCTGCAGGCCGGCAGCGGGGGCGCGGCCGGTCAGGTTGCGCCACAGTTGCGCGGCTTTTGTAAATGGTTTCATGGGCCAAACCTGACGTAAATGCGGCCTTTTCCGGGCATGCCTGCTGCCGCATCGCTGGCGGCGTCTTCGGCCGCTACGTCGCGCCTGAGTCGGTCGCGCAGCGTCAGCAGCTCGGGCATGGGAATGTATTTGATTTTGCGACCGGCAATCTCGTACTCAGCCGTGGCGCTGGTGGCGCGGCCTTCAAGGGTGGCGTTAACAGCTTCGAGCATGCGCCTAGCCTGGCTGCGGGCGTCTTGTGCAGTGCCAAAAGCTGGCGCAATGGTGATGCGGCCAGTGCCGGTGGTGTAGACCTCACCCGACTTGCTGACGCTGGCGCGCAAGCTGTAGTCCCCAGCCGTCCAGCTGGCCGTGGTGGCCGCGCTGACGTTGACCAAATGGTCATCACCCTGCGCACCTGCGCTGAAGGTGATGCGCTGGGCCGCGTTGACCAGCGTGTAGGTGAGCGCCCAGCCTTCGCTGGCAGGGTAGTCGGCCAGCGTCTTGAGCCACTTGGCGGTGTCACCAGCGATCAGGCTGGCGGGTTCGGTGGTGTGAATTGGGGGTGCCATGCGTGTAGATGGTCATGCCTGTGGTGTCTTGTTTTCAAGGCAAAAGACAAGACGGTTTTTTATGCTGCCGGGTCGTTTTTAATGATGTGCCACAAACGCGGCGCGCTGAGGCTGTACCTGCGCATCAACAGGGGCACGCGCTCGCCCGCCTGAAAATCCCGCCGGATGGCGGCGTTGCGAGCACTCAGCGTGCCGCCCCGGCGCTGCACATAGACCCGGTCACCACCCCACTTGTCGCGAGTTTCTTTTTCAACCTGCGCGGCCAGCGCGCCATTGAAAGCCGGCGCCAGCGCAATGACACGCGCCAGAATGTCGCCCACCAAGTCGTCGCACACGGGCTCCCATGCTGTGACGGGCTTGCTTGTGGGCTTGGTGTGGGTGACTTCTTGGGACTGCAAGATTGTGGCTACCATGAGGTTCTCGCTTGTTGGCTACGGCGGGGGCGCTGTAGTAAGGGGGTAGGCTTCGGGCTGCTGACTTGGGCGGCCAGATCTGCTGGGCTGTCTAACTTGTCGGCGGTGGGCGCTGGCTGGTTGAACAGATCTGGCTCGCGCGGGGCGGTGCGCTGCTGGCGTTTAGACCAGCTGCCCTCCTTAAACGTTGGCAGGCCCAAGTAGCAGGCAGCGGCGTAGGCGTAGACCATGCAGTCAAGTGCCTCGTTGCGCTTGTGGTTTGGCTTGAACCATTCCAGCCGGGCGTGGCCTTTGACGTATTTGGTGACCAGGCGCTCAGCCGTCATCTGCTCAAATTCGTCGGTTTCCTTCAGGTCAGCGGGCAGGTGAATGTAGCCGCTGCCGGGCTCTGACAAGCGCAAGCGGCCATACAGCAGGTGCTTAATGGTATCGGTACCGACCTGCCAAAGCTTGAGACCGCGCGGCTGTGTTTTGCCGCGCCAAGTGACATCGACGGCGCTGGGCTTGCCGAGCGGTGCTTTTTGTCCAACGCTGGAGCCTTTGATGGCCAGCACATGAGCATGGGCATGGGCGCGGCAGTACACGTACACGGCTTGGGTGTTGTGGCCGCCGGTGTCGATGCAGGTGGCTTCGATCATCAGGGTTGAGCCGCTTTGGTGCGGCAGCGCGGTGCGGCGTATGCGTGTCAGCTCGGCCCAAGGTGAGCCTTCGGCGGCTTCTTCAAGGTTTGGGTCGCCGTAAATAATGTGGCGCTGTACCAGCCAGCTTTCTTCGCCCCGGCCCCAGGCCCAAATGCGCGCCTCAAGGCGGTCGGGCTGGGTGTCGACGCCCATGGCCAGCAGCAGGCCGCGCATGGGGACCACGGCCAGCTCGTAAGGCTCGGCCCGGCGGGCCAGCTCGTGGTGCTGAACCTTGTCGCCCTGCTCTTCCCAGGTCTCGGCCAAGCGGGTGTTGATGAAGGCGCGCAGCTTGGTCTGGTCGCCCTGATTGGCAGCGGTGCGGGCGTCAACCCATTCGCTGACCAGCACGGACCAGCTCAGCCAACCCAGTGGGCTGTACAGGCTATTGAGGTGGTAGCCGCGCATGTGGGCGCGGGTGTCGGGACGGGTGGCCACCCACGCACCACAGCGCAGCATACCGGGTTTGTTGTGCTCGGCAATGCGCACGCCGCAGCTGCTGCACACATAGTGCGCGGTGTGTGGCTGGGCGTGGCCGTCTTGGTCTTTGTCCCAGTGCAGGCCGTGGGCCTTGCCTGCGCCCCATTCGAGCGCCTGCATGTGGCCACAGTCTGGGCAGGGCACTTCAAAATAACGCTGGTCGGTTTTTTGAAACGCGGCCTCAATGCGGCTGAAATCTTTGGTGGTGGGCGTGCTGGTTTTTAGGCGCTTGCGCCGGGCAAAGGTGGACTGGCGGGCCTCGGCCAGGCTGATCGGGTCGCCCTCGCCATCAACGTCGTGCGGGTAGGCGTCGATCTCATCAAAGAAAATATCGCGTATCGGCATTGACCGCAAGCCTGCAGCACTGTTGGCTCCGGCCAGGGCCAAAAAGCCGCCCGCATATTCCTTCAGCAGCGTGGTGTTGGCGTCGTCGCGTGAGCGGTTGTCGCGCACCTTTTTGTGCAGCGCGGGGGACTCTTCAATCATCGGCGTCAGGCGCTGTCGGCTGTAGCGCTTGGCAGTGTCAATCGTCGGCTGCACCACCATCACCGGGCCGGGCTGCAGGTCAATCAGGTAGCCCAGCCAGTTTCCGCCGATGGTGGTTTTGCTGGTCTGCGCGCCCCACATCAGCACGACCTCTTCAACGGAGCTGTGCGCGCTGAGCGCGTCTTGCGGCTCGCGCGCATAGGGCGTGCGACTGACCCTATACGGGCCAGGCTCGCTCGAATCTTTGGCCGACAGGTTGCGCCGCAACTCAGCCCACTCGGTCACCGTCATGCGCGGTGGCGGAACCAAATATTCAGCCAGCAGCGTGCCGACCAGATCGGCGGCCCGGGCCTCGTGCGTGGGGAGGTCGCGGGCGCTCATTGTGCTTTCTCCCTGCCCGCCAGGCGGTTGCTGTTTTGCACGGCGGCCATGCCTTCAAGGGCGCGGTACAGCTCAGCCTGCAGCAGCTCATGCACCTTGGCCGCGTCAGTTTCAGCCGCCAAAATAGCCGACAGCCTGGACGGGATCTGCAGCAAGTTGTCGCGCGTGGAAGTGAAGGCAGCGGCCAGCACGGCTTTGACGGCGTCGACGCGGATCAGCAGGCCCTGCTGCTCGGCCAACTTCAGCTCAGCCATCTCGGCATCAGCGGCTTCGCGGCGGTTGCGGCTGAGCGTGTAGCCATCAGGTGTGCTTACATCGGCGGCGGCGTTTTGTGCAAGAGCATGCAACAGAGACGGCTGATCTGGTGTGGGTGTGGCCGACACACGCGCCCGGCTGTTGGCCTTCCACTGAATATCGGCCACCGCGGGATCAATTAGCCCGTTAACCAGGCTGATGCGCTGCGCTTTCACAGCTTTTCCCACGGCCACCTTCGAGCAACCCCGGTGCCGCGCATACTGCGCCTGAGTCATCAAGTTAACTTTCGCCATCAAATAACCTCTTCAGTAAACTAATTGCCATCCAAATAACTAGCGCGATTTCGGGCTCTTTTAGACCCGTATCGGCGGGGTCTGTGGAAGTACCTAAACCGGGGGGAGTGTGGGTGGTCATTTGTTAAACTTCGCGGTGAAGAACTTGATGTCGTTGTCGATAAGGTCTGGCAGGCGGGCGTTGATCAGGGCGACGACGCTGCGGTTGATGCGCTTGGTGTTGAACATGCTGGCTACGTCGATGGTGCTGACTGCCTTGATCGGAAGTCGCTTGTCACCCGTGCGAATGAACACCGTGCGACCCTTGTTGCCAATGAACGCACCCCTTATGATCTTGCTGCCGCCTTTGCGTTTGATCTTGAAGCGCAGCTGATTACCGGTGCCTTCCTTGACTCGCTTGCGTTGCTGGGCCAGCGTGACAAACTGCTCGATGAAGCGGATGACGTTGGCGCTTCGCTTGCGGCCATCACCCCCGATCAACGCCGCCGATATGCCGAACTTGCCTTTGGCATTGGCACGCTTGACCTTCAGGCGCTCGCGTACATAACCGGCCTTGACCGCAAACTCCGAAGTGATCTCCTTCTGCATTCGCGTCTTGGCTAGCGCCACCGTCTTGTTGATGGCCGAAGCCAGCGCCTTGTTGGCAATGTCTTGTTGCAACCCGGCTAGGCGCTTGGCTACATCCGGGAAGTTGGTCTTGATGTTTATTTGCATGGGGTGACCCCTGCATCAGGTTCAGGCGTTGGCACCGGCGGCCAGACGGCGCAGGCATTGACGCCAAACTTGACCATGTACCCAGCTATTTCATGGGTGATCATTGGCATCGCGAAAGGTGTGCCCACCACATGCCCACGCTCAAAGGCGTAGAAGCGGTTGGCTTCCCCACGCAGGCCTGCACGGACATGGGCAAAGGCATCGTTGCCAATGTCCACCGCCTTGGCTTTGATCATGCCGTACACCTCGGGCATGTTGCGCTTAATGGTGTTGATCAATGCGGTCACATCGGCTTTTTCAATTGCCGCCACTGCGTTTGAAGTTTTCGAAGTGTCCATACTGTCCAACCTTTTCTTTAGAAGTAATGAGGTAACCGGGTAAGCCCGCGAGCGCGAGCGCGTGTGCACCTGCCCACACACACATCACGCACATTGGGTATCTACGGTGGGCAATGCAGCAGCTCCAACTCAGTCAACAGAGAAATAGCTACTGCCAGCAGCTCTATACAAACCGCTGGCCACCGTGGACACCTGTCCGTTTAAGTCATAGGCCCATGCACTGACTTCCCCGCGTTCGCGCCGCAATGGGGGCGCAGCGCACCTCCCAGCCCTTCGGGCACACCACTGCCAATCTTGCGTCTGGTGGTGTTTGCAGCACGGCGCGTTTGTTGCGCCGTGACCTGTTGGTCAAAACGGCACATCATCAGCATCCTGTATAAATTTTTCAGCCGCACTCAACGGCCCCACGTCCGTTGCTTGACGTGGTGTTGGCGCGCAAGGTGGCGCATCTTCTTGCGGCTCGATAAGAGGCCACAAAGCGGGCTTGACGTAACCCCAAGCCCTGGTGCCATTAATCTGTTTTTTGCCGCGCTCCCAGCCCTCGTGGTGCAGCCAGGCGCGTATCTGTCCTTCAAGCCCGGCGTTGCTTTTGGCGGCATCAATACCAAGGGCCATCGTGAGCTGTGAAATCGTCACAAATTCGGTCAAAACATTGACTGACGCGCCAGGCCCGGTCGGTGCCGTTGGTCGCGTCAGGATGTGCATCATCTCGCTCCACACGGCCGTTTCGACTACACGGCTTTCTTGCATCGGCACAAACAGCCGCGCCTCGTCTTGATGCGTGGGTGTGTAAGCAACGCCCTCTTTGTAAAGCGCATAGGCCTCAGCAAACAGCTGGTCACGCATGCGCGCTACCCAAGGCAGGTTGATGCGCTTGCGGACTGGGACCGGCCAGAAGCGACGGTTGCCGGTGCGATCTTTTAAATACGTGTTGAGGTTGGTGGTGCCCACCAGCACGCACTGGCGCGGGTACGGCTCCACCACCCGGCCATAGCTGGGCCGGTAGCGGTCGACCTTGGCCGAAATAAAGGCCTTGATCAGCTCAATATCAGCCTTGCCAAAGCCAGACAATTCGGCCAGCTCATAGATCCAAATGCCCTGCACTTGCTCCTGGGCGTCTTTGCCGCGCGACACGTCAAAATGCGTGTCGCTGTAAAACTCAGTACCGCCCAGCACCTCGACCAGTGTTGACTTGCCTAGCCCGCCCATGCCTTCCAGCACCGGACAATAGTCAAACTTGCAGCCGGGTTGCATCACGCGGTACACCATGCCCAGCAGCCAGTAGCGGCCGACCAGGCACAGGTATTCGTAGACCGGCGCTGGCAATGACTCAGGCGTCTCACCCAGCGCATACACCAGCCACTTGTCAATACGCGTCAGGCCATCATGGGCCAGGCTTGCCAGGTACAGCTTGATCGGGTGAAACGGCGCGCCATGGGCCACGGTTTCAATCGCCTCCATCATGGCCATGCGCGCTATGCTGGGCAGGCCGTAATAGGTGGTCAGGTAGTTGCCCATCAGCAAATCGACCGCGCCGGTAATGGCGCCCTCCTTGCCATGCAGCCAGGGCCACGCTTGGCGCGCTTCGATGTTGTTGCTTAGCTCATTTAGACCCAGGATGTTGGCCAGCTTTTCGTCATGCGTCAAAATGGCAATGACCATTTTTCGAGAGGTCAACCAACGGCCTTTGTCGACGTCGTAATACGGCTTGAGCCACCACGGCAGTTTTTTATTTTCGGCATCCCCGCCATCTGCAGCTTCAGCGGGGCCACCGATTTTTTTGCCATTACCACCACCGCCACCCTTGCCAGCGCCACCACCAGCCGCTGCTGCCGCCGCGTCATCGGCTTGAGGCAGAGATTGCGTACGGCCAAAAAACCCAAGCACCTTGTGAGCGTCCCAGCCATCGGTTTCGATTGCATCGGCGCAGTCCCAGCCATCAGGTGCCACCAGAGGCTCAGGGATTAGCAGCAGGCTAACGGTGCAGCCGTGCGCATCACGCAGCAACGCGCCTATGCCCAGCATGGCCGACATGCCAGGTTGTTTGTGGGCGGGTAGCAGCGGTTTCATGGCCTTGGCCATGTCTAGCGCCGCATCATCCAGGCACTGCGCTTTTTCCGCCGCCGTCAACGGCTCGCGCTTGCCATCGCAGTCAGGCCACAGCAGCACCGTGCAGCCTGCCAGCCAGTCCCACAACGCCTTCTTCCAGGCCTTGCAGCCGCCAGGCCAACTGGCCACCAAGTACACGCCGGGCATGGACGCCTCAAGCAGCGCGTGCAGCATGTCGGCTTTGCGCTCACCCTCGACCAGCACCACCGTGCGCATGCCTGGCTTGGTTTGCGCGGGTATGTACAGAGGGCGAGGTTCGTCCCACTGCTTCCAGGTCCAGCGGCTGGCACCGTCTTTGGCGCTGGTGCACCAGGTGTAGGGCAGGGTTTCTTTGCCGCCATCGCTCGTTTTAAAGCGCACCACATAACCAAGCAGTTGCCCATCGAGCCGGTAGGCTGCGGTGTGGGTAATGTCACTCAGGGCGCGGAAAGGGTGCTTGAAAGTAGCGGGTGGCGCGTGCGGCGGTACCGGCATCATGGTGACCCAGCCCTCCGGCTCGGCGCGTGGCTTGCTGGCAGGCTCGGGCGGCGGTGCTGGTGCTGGCCTGGGCTTATCCGCAGCGCCGTCACGCGCAGGCTGCACGCCGGCCACGTCTTCCAGCCCATAATCTCGCGACAGTTGCACGGCCGCCTTGCCATTGTCCAGGCCATGCATGGCCGCGTACAGGCTGATCAGGTCGCCACCCTTTTCTTCGGCTGCAAAATCAGCCCAACGGCCATTGGTCAAGTTCACGCAGCAGCTGCTGCCGCCGCCGCCTTGAAGGGAGCCACACACATACTCGTGCCCACGCTGCACACCACCCGGCAGCCAGGCCGGCACCAGCGAGTCAGCACGGCTTAGCAGCGCATCAGCCAGCGCCGTGAAGTTAATCGGCGGCAGGGGTTCGCGGTTATCAGCCAAGCTTAGGCACCCGTCAGTACGCGGCGCAAGGCGGCGTTTTCTTCCCGCAGCTCACGATTTTGCTTCTCGGTCTGACTTTCAAGCTGGCGGGCGCTACGCGGGTCAAAGCCGCAGTCTTGCAGCATCCACAGCAGCGGCGCATGGTTGCCGCACAGCAGCATCAGCTTTTTAAACTTGGGCCAGCAAACCCCCTCAGTGCCGTTTTGCCAGCGGCTAAATTGCGCCTTGTCGGCACCCATGGCCAGCTGCAGCGTCTTGTCAAACTCAAAGCCCGCCAGCTCGGCACACAGCTCCAGCGCATTGCCCAGCGACTTTTTGCGTGCCAGCTCGTCAAAGTTAACGGACACCGGCAGCGCCGCCTGGGTGGCTTGGTTTAAACGGCTCTTGTCACTCATGGTGGTCACAACCTCTCAACATTGTTGAGAGCAGTTGAGTGGCTCAACTGCCCAAAAAAAAGCACACTGAATGCATGCAAAAAAAATCAACCCAAAAGACGAGCGCGCCAGCCTGCAGACAATGGCGGTCTCACCCAACCATAGCCACTGAAAGGGGCACCCATGAACAAAGAACAAACCGAAGTCATCAACGTGGTTCAAGAGGTATTGCGCCTGCTGACTGTGTCTGTTGGGGCACTGAATCCAGCAGCAGCCGGTCAATTTGCGAA